TCCTCGACCGGCCGAACGGATACCAGGACTGGCCGGCGTTCATGACGGCCCACTGCGGATGGCTCCTCACGGCGGGGAGCGTCGCGTGGATCTACACGGACTTGAAGGGCCGGCGTCCGGGCGAGGTCCACGTCTTCGACGGCCGGCGCGTGAGGCCGATTTGGCGGCGGACGCCCGAAGGCATCCCGATCCTGGCCGGCTACGAGTTCACGCATCCCGAGACCGGGGCGCGGCTGCCCCTCGCGCTCGACGAGTGCCAGTATTTCGCCCTGTGGACGGACGGCAAGGATCCCCTGGGCGGCATGAGCCCCTTGACGCCGGGGCGCCTCGCCGTGGCGACCGATTACAACGCCTCGTATTTCAATGCGGCCATGCTCGCCAACGGGGCGGATCCCGGCATCGCCATCAAGCCGGGGACGCTGACGCCGGAACAGCGGGATGAACTCCGGGCGGTCCTGGCGGAGCGGTACCAGGGGCCGATGAACGCCCGCCGGCCCCTGATCCTGGAGAACGGGGAGGTCGAGGTCATCGGCTCGACGATGGCGGACCTCCAGTTCGACCAGGGCAAACGGACGACCCGCCTTGAGATCTGCTGCCTGTACGGCGTGCCGCCGGTCGTGGCCGGGTGGGTCGATGCCGCGGGGGATTCCTCGGCCTACACTTCCAACGCCCTCCGCCAGTTCTGGCAGGAAACGATGTTTCCCCTGCTGGACTCCATCGCCCCGGCCGTCCAGGACCTGGTCTCGCGGTTCGACTCGGGGGTCCTCGCGTGGTTCGACGTGGAGGACCTGCCGGTCGTCCAGGAGATGCGACTGTCGCGGTTGGACTCCGCCAAGAAGTATTTCGACCTCTCGTATCCGCCCAACCGGATCAACGATCTCCTGGACCTCGGAATGCCCGACCAGCCGTGGGGCGACATCGGATACCTGTCGAGCGGCCTCCTGCCGGCGGCGGACGTGGCGGCGGGCGGCGGGTTCTCGCCCGTCCCCGAAGGCCCGCCGGCGGGGGAGGAGACGGACGGCCTCGGACAGGCCAACGAAGGATTGCGGATTGCGGATTGCGGATTGCGGATTAAAAACGAACAACGGGATGTCCTCGGCCGGATCTGGCGGGCGTGGGCCAGGTCCTGGGCCCCGCTCGCCCAGCAGGTCCGCCAGGTCCTCCGGTCGCATTACTTCGAGCAGGAGCGGCGGGCCAGGGCGGCGCTAAGAGAACAGGAAAATCGGGAACGGGGAACGGGGAACCGGGAACCGGGTTCGAAAACAGTCCAGGTCGATGCGCTCCTCGTCGAGGTCTTCCAGGACCCGAAGATGGTGGCGGCGTTCCGGGCGCGCATCTTCTCGGCCTTGAAAGACGGCCGCGAACTCGGCCTCCGCCAGGCCCTCGCCGAGTCGGGCCTCGCGGGCGATGCCCTGGCGGAGGCCCTCAGGCGGCTCCTCGCCAACCCCGGCCCGATCGCGGCCCTCCGCGGCGAGGCGATCCTCCTGTCAAAGAAGATCGATGCCACCACGCGCGAGGCCCTGAAGCGCAGCCTTCAGGAAGGACTGGATGCGGGGGAATCCTTCCCCGCCCTCGCCTCGCGCCTCGATGCCCAGTTCGGCCATCGCCGGGCGACCTCGATGATGGTGGCCCGGAACGTCGTCGGCCAGGCCCTCTCCAAGTCGCGCCACGAGGGCATCCTTTCGACCGGGATGACGCACAAAATCTGGCTGCACACCCGCGCGCCCGAGGCCGCCCCGCGCCCGGGCCACGTCGCCGCCGAGGCGGTCTATGCGGCCGAGCCTTGCCCGATCCTCTCGCCCTTCATCGTCCAGGGCGAGAGCGGGCCCGTGCGGCTCATGTACCCGCGCGACCCGTCCGGGCCGCCCGGCGAGATCGTGAACTGCCAGTGCCTCGCCATTTACAAACGGTTCGCCTCGGATGAAGAGGCGAGTGCCCGCGCCTTCCTGGCGGCCTGCGACGGGGCCGAGTTCGTCGGGGCCAAGGAGATGTTTGAGAGCCGCGCAAAAGCCGATTAAGGGGCAGAAAATGGACCTGAAATTCGTCTTTGCCGAGGTCAAGGCCGTCCGCGAGGACGGGACGCTGGATGCCGTCGCATCCACCGGGGCGCTCGACCGCCAGGATGAGATCATTGACCCGGACGCCTGGCGTGCATCGCTGGTCCGGTTCCGCGCGAACCCCGTCATCCTCTCCGCCCACCAGCACCGGCTGCCGTCAGGCTCCAGCCCCGTCATCGGATCGGCCCAGGAGATCGGCATCCGCGACGGGGGCCTCGAGTTCCGCATGAAGTTCGCCGGCACGCCCCTCGGCAAGGAGTTCGAGCAACTCTACCGCGAGAAGCACATGCGGGCGTTCTCTGTCGGCTTTATCCCGGTGAAGGGCGAGCCGCGCCAGGTCGAAGGCCGGGCGGCGAAGGTCTACGTCCACACCGAGGTCGAACTCCTGGAGATCTCCGCCGTCCCCGTCCCCGCGAACCCCGAGGCCCTCGCCCGGATGCGGGCGGCCGCGGCGGCGGGCCTCGACGACGAGGCCCTGGCCCGCCTGGCGGACCTCGTCATGGCGCGACTGAAGGCCCCGCTCGCCGAGGCCGTTCAATCCGCAATCCGCAATCCGCAATCCGCAATTGAAAACGTCGAAAGGCAGATCGCGGAACTGATCGCCAAAACCGGGGAGGTCTCCGACCTCCTCGCGGCCCTCGCCCCTGACACGCTCGGCCCGGACTTGGGCGGCGCGGGGGGCGGGACCGAAGGAAGGGCGGCCGCCCCCGCGGCCGACCCGGTGCCCGAGGCCGCGAGGCGTCTCGCGGCGACCCTGAACCCCTGAACGCAAAAACGAATGGAGAATCCGCAATGATTACGAAACTGAAATCCGCCCTGGCCATCGTGGCGGAAGAGGCCCAGAAGCCGGCGGCCGAACAGGACCGCCAGCGGCTGGCGGAGGCCCTCCGCGCGAGCGAAGAGGCCGTGAAGGGCCTCGCCGCCGCCGCCGGCGGCGACGGGGCCACCGCCCTGGACGCCTTCAAGAGGACCGTCCAGGCCGAGATCGACCGCATCGACGAGGCCCACCGCAAACTCGCCAGGGCTGGCCTCGTCGCCCAGGCGGGCGGCATGGCCCTCGCCCCGCGGACGCGGGAGGAACGCCTCTCGATGCTCGCCGATCGCCGGGCCTTCATGGATGACCGGACGGCCGAGCGGTTCGGCGCGTACTACGTGGCCGTCCGCCATCCCGGCCGACTGTCGGACCGAGGCCGCGAGATCGCCAAGGACGTCATCAAGTTGGCCCGCGACGAGGTCTCCTCGTCGGAGACCAAGGACGTCCTGCCGGACCTCTCGACCACCGTCACCACGCAGGGCGAATACGCCCTGCCGGACGAGTTCCTCGCGGAATTGATCCGGAACGTCGAGGCCGTCGGCCAGGTCTTCACCGCCATGCGCCGGCTGCCGCTCTTTACGCTGGGCGCGACGTCGATCCTCAAGCGGACGGGGGGCCTCACGGCCTATCCGACCGCCGCCGGGGCGAAGATCCGCCAGAGCGGCGTCACCCTGGACCTCGTGACGCTGAACCCGGTGAAGTGGGCGACGCTGACGGCGGTGCCCAACGAGTTCTTCGCCGGCCGCACCCTCGTCGCCATCGGCCAGTTCGTCGCCCTGGAGATCGTCTACGCGATGGCCTATGCCTTCGACAACGCGGTCGTCAACGGCGACGGAACGGCCGACTACGGCAACATCGACGGGTTCCTGCATAACACGGACTTCGACGCCGCCCAAGTCGTGACGCTGGCCGACGACCACGACGCCGGGAGCGAGATCGCCCAGACCGACATCGACCAGTACGAGGCCGGCCTGACGGTCCAGTACCCCGGCATGGTCGCGCGGTGGTGGATGCACCTGACCATGATGAAGCACATCAAGAACATCCGGAACGCCACCGCCATCCGGACGGCCTACGATGAGGGCGGCGGCGGCGCGCCGCCGACGATCAACGGATACCCGTTCACCGTCTCGAACGTCTTCCCGGCCCGCGGGGCCATCGGGGCGGACAAGAAGTGGGGCGCCCTCGGCGACCTCGCGTTCTCGCACATCTTCGGCGTGCTCCAGGCCCTCCGGATCGACACGAGCCAGGACGCCCTGTTCACCCAGGACATGGCCGCGATCCGCGGCATCGCCTACGTCGATTGCGAGGAGGCCGACATCACGGCCCT